TGCAAAATAGTATTCTTTTAATACTTTATCACCATATATACCTCTATACAGTAAATATCCCCCACAACTTTTGGATGCTCGTTCATATAAATCACCTTGCTGATATTCATATGGAATAACATCAGCCCATGTGACACCATTGTCATAACTCACTTGTTTCTTTTGCTTATAATATTTGCATTTTGCTTCTGCCATATTTAATCAATTTGATATAAACATGAAAAAAAGAGGCATCTTGCGATACCTCTTTTTTATTAATAAGTTATTAAAAAAAATATTTAGTCATTATCTGTTACAACAGCAATTGCATCTCCAGTTACTGGAATTGCTGACTCAGTTACATTTGCAGAAAGAACAATCTGTAGACCATTAGTGTCACCACCACCACTCAAAGTAGCAGTCTCAGCTTCAAGACCAGTGATACGACCAAGCATCAAATAAGTTCCTTCAGCAGTCTTAACAACTGCAATGTACTTGCCAAGAGCAAGGTCATCAAGGTTCTGGTGCATACAACTTGTATAAGAACCAGTTACGTTAAATGTTAAGGTGTGAGTACGATACTTATTACCGCTATCTTCAACAACAAGAGCATCTTCGAAAGAAGCACTGTTCTTTGCTGGCTCAATGTGATAGAATTTTGAAGTGCCAGACATAGTGATACCAGTTACAGACTCACCACAAGTCTCTGCTGAAAGAGAAGTACCAGATACATCACTAAAGTTTGCAAGATAGATGTCAACGATTTCTGGCAAGCTATAACCACAGTTGCGAGTTCTAAGAATGTTCTGTGACAATTTACATGTAAGTGCCATATTTTATATTATGTTTTATGTTTTATTATTTTTTCGAATGGAAGGGTGACATGGAAGTTCGTCACCCCTCCGCATCTTGATTATATATTTGTAGACAAATGAGTTCGTTTACTCAGAAAGTACAAACAACTCTGGCATTATGATACCAACAGCGATGTTAGAAATAGCAAGTACTCTGAACATGTTGTCACCAGTTGTCTCTCTCATGTCAATCAACTTGTACTCGATATGAGAATCAAAGGTATCATAACCAAGTACTAAGTTACGAGCTGGACCGAAAATCATCTTACCTTTCGAAATCATTGAAGGAACGATTTCATAACCCATAACGAAGATACGACCGTCTTGACGAGCCCAGTTTGCAAATACAGCGTTTACGCTATTTGGACAACAAACTTTACCAAGAGCAACTTCAAGCACTCTCAAGTCAGCATGGTTCATGAACAACTTGTAACCCTCAGTGTCAACTTCAGCATTGTTAGCAACTTCAATACCCTTCATTATAATAGCTTCAACCTGTGCAATTGCATTGTCAACAGTGAATGAAGCACCACTAACTTTGGTTACACCACTGTTTTCATGAAGTTTCTTCTCAATACCATCAACAGTCTTCAAGTAAACCTTGGTT